CAGCCGACTGCAGAGGGCCGTGTTCGGCGCGAAGGACCCTGTCGAGGCGCATGTCAACACAAGCACGCCGTTTGTTATGACGGTCCCGCCTGACCCAAATGATCCATCTATGCCTGGCGGGCCGATGCCCCTTGATGATAAAATCCTTCGTGATTGGTGTAGGACCTTCCTCGCTCAGTCCGGCGCGCAGGACAGACTACGAACCGTCTTCGCCGACATGCCGTTGTACGGCGACGCATTCATCAGTCCAATTTGGTCAGAGGATAAGCGGGTATACCACGCTTATGATGCCGCAGGCGAGGTTGTAACGCAGGAAGTGCCCGCATACACCGGGGTGAAGTGGAATGTTGCGGCGCCGACGGATGTATTCTGGCCGACTGGCTTCGACGAGTGGGATAGACTGCCGAAGTTCTGGCTGCGTCTGCGTTACAACCATGCGGAGCTGACACAGTTCGTTAAGGATGGTGTGTTTGAACAGGCGGATGTGGACAAGCTAAAGCCGAAGATGAGGGAGGATGAGAAGAGGAAGGTCGAGCGTAAGACTGAGCATGTGACGGATGAGGAGATGGAGATTTACGAAGTCTTCGAACTGCGAGGCCTTGTACAGATCCCCTCAACCGTTGATAAAGAGGGGAATACAATCCCTGCGGAGTATGAGGAGGTTGTGATAACCCATGCGGTTTATCCGTCAAACATCCTCCTCCGTGCGATTTACAACCCCTACTTTGGTAAGGCACGTCACTTTGTCAAAATACCTTACCTTGTGCAGCCTCACGAACTGCCCGCAATTGGCGCTGCAGAGCAATCCCTGCCGTTTCAGGAAGAGGCGACTACATCTCACAACCAGGTTATTGACGCCGCGACGGCAGCAAATGCCGGAATAACGGTTGTGTCAAATGATACGAGCCTTGGCCCGAATGAGGAGATACACCCCGGAAAGACCATCACGACGGACGGTGATCCGAATAAGGGCCTTGCCATCTTCCACCTATCCGAACCAAGCGCAGCACTTGGCGCGGTGGAGGAGAAGGCCTTCTTCATGAATGAGAAGCGGACAGGCGTGTCCGTATACAACCTCGGGATGGAAAGCCCGACCGTTGGCTCTCGCGCAACCGCGACTGGCACAACCGCGTTAATCAATGAAGGGAACATGCGGTTCTGGGTGTCGATAGATGACATGCGGAAGGCGATTGAGGAGATCTTCTATTTAACGATTCAGCAAGAACAGCAAATGCGGCCGGAGGGGTATTTCTTCGAGAAGGGCCGTTTTATCCAATTCCCTCCAGGTGACCCACGGCAGAGTATTGCGCTTCGCCTATCACTCTCTTCGGAGAGTGTAAACCGCGATATCGAAGTGCAGCAGATGCAGATCATGATGCAGGTGGTGAACGAGTACTACATGCGTCTGAACCAAGCGATGATGATGATCGTGAATCCGTCCTTCCCGCCAGCGGCGAAGATGATGGCGGTACAGATCATGCAGGCGAGCAGTCAGATTGTGAGGAAGTTTGTCGAGCGATTTGATGTGGAGAATCTCGACCAGGTCGTCCCAACAATCCTCTCTGCGTTGCAGGCGATGGCGGGGATGATGCAAGGAGCGCAGAATGGACAAGCTCCCGGAGGCGGTGTACAAAGTCCTGGTGCAGGAGCTGGAGCGGGACCTGGACAAGGAAATGGCGCAGTTGCGAGCGGCGGACGACCAAACGGCAATGCTCCGCCACCAGGGGGTATGCCGGTATCTTAGTGACAAGCTAAAACGCCTCACCCGACAGGCTGAGGGGAAAGAGAAGGACGAAAGTGCCCAACTTCGCAGTGGATACTGAAGGCAACATAACAACACCGGGCCGGTTTCAAGGGCGCTCGCTCGACGAGGTGATGAACTACCTCGATGGGCTTGAGGCTGCGGTTACGAATCCGGACAAACCGCCACCAGCTCCTCCAAACAAAGAACCGGCGAAGGAGCCGACAGCAGCAGAGCGCCTCGCGGCGAGTGCAGCGAATCGTATCGACCCACTACAAGCGATGACCTTGCAACGGTTGGAACAGGATGATGAGGCCGCGTTCGCCGCGACCGTCACCGACTACGAGGTCTACCGCGAGAAGATTAACAAGCTGAAGGAGAGTATTGCGCCGCAATACCGTGCGCAGAAAAACCTCCACCGTACCCTGTACATAAACGTGAAGAGCCAGGATGAGAGTATCCGACGGAGGATCTACGACCCCGTCGAAAAGAAGGTGGAGGATCCCCCAGCCGGAGAGGAGGCGCCGCCCTCGCCCGGTGCGCCGCCAGCTGCTGCGGTTGATCCTCCACCTGCTCGTTCTGGACCGAAGGCCGCTCCGCCAATGGCAAGTCCTACACCTGGTAATCGTCCACCTCCGAAGGTGGATGAAAAGGCGAGAAAGCCAAAGCTCATCGCGACGGATAAGGTGAGAAGCCTTTGCCGTCAGTTGAACCAAGACGTCGACAAATACCTCATTCGGCTTGAAGATCAAGGCATGTCGCAGAGCGACCTTGATACCGCTGGCCAACTTGGAAAGAGGGAAGAGGGAAGGAAATCTGTATATGACAGGACAAGAGCGCCGCGAACGTAGTGTCCGACCCGACCGCCTTTTCGTGCCGGATAAGGATCCGGAATTCGAATATAGGTGGATGAACTGCTCCGCTGGACCGCAGGGCGATCAGAACATGTACATGGCGCAGTATGATGGGTGGGAACCGGCGCCGATGGATGACAAGCTCATCCCTCCCGGTATCCTCACTGCAAGTCAGCAGCAAATCAGCTCGCCAGGTGGAGGGACTGCTCACCGTCGCGGTGATTTGGTGCTATACCGCATGCGAAAGGAAATGTTCGACAAGACGATTCGCGCCGACGCCGACGAGGCAAGGAAGAGAGGCGATGTGACCCTCGACACGATGGTCATGCAGGCACAGGAAAACGCCGCCAGAGCGTTACGGGCAAGAGGGCAGAAACGCATCCCCGGAAATCTGGTATTTCGTGAAGATGTTGGTGATCCACACGACTAACATCTTCGCAAGCAAAAAACGGAGATAGAGCATGGCTGTAGTTCATGGGAAGATCGTCCCACGAGCCGTGCGCACACTGTCCGGCTCGCCAGTACCGAAACTAGGCGTGCCAGAGAAGGCAACGCGAACCTTCAAAAAGGGCGCGATTGCGTTCATGTCTGCCGGCTTCCTCGACGAGTGCGGTGCAAACCCTGCACTTATCCTTGGAATCGCGACGCAGGATGGACAGAACGGTGCGACGGACGGCTTGTACCAAAACATCGTCGAACTCGCCCACCCCGACACCCTTTTCCGCATGTACGTCGACAACAACGATAGCGGTACTGCCGCTACCGGTGCTGCGACGGATCTGTTGAAGGGGTATGGGATTATGCGCGGCGCGACGAGCCCGAACCAGTGGTTTGTTGACCTGAACCGGACCGGCGCAAATGTCCGCGTCGTGATCTGGGAGTTCTGGAACGAGGTGTCATACGTCTATGTCGGCGACACCCTCCCGCAGGTCATCGTCGGCTTCGTGTACCTGTTCTTCCAAGGAAACATCGGAACGTAAAGGAGGCTGGTAATGTTTGGAATCAGAAGTCTAGTCTGCCTGATTCCGGAGCAGATTACACAGTCTCCGGATGGCTACCTGCACACCAGCACGACGGGCGGCTTTGCGAGTCTTCTCGCACCAGGGCTCTTCGACGTGCTATTCAATGAGATTGACCACCAGCCAAATCAGTGGGTGCCGGTGTTCAATGTCTACGACAGCGAACGGCAGTATGAGGAGGAGTTGAAGGTTGCCGGACTCGGCTCGATGGTGAGCAAGCCGGAGGGGACCAACACGACCTTCGACGACCCGATCATTTCTGGCCGCGTTCGCTACACGCACGCCAGCTACGGCCTTGGGTTCAGGGTAACTCGGGAGATGTACGACGACGACCTGTACGACATCATGAATGAGATGGCGGCGGAACTCGGTCGGGCCGCTGCGTACAAGGTCGAGGTGGATGCC